TGATCCCCGACCATTTGAACGTTTGTGTAAAATCGCAAACTCATTCTTTAATAAGATCCTCGTATTTTTCAAGTAGAGAGGGGGTTGGATCGGCAAGAGTAAGAATCTTATCCGAACTCATCATAAATGTATCTTCTTTAGTGTATCCACAAAGAAATGGTTCTAATGTTTGGTCCTTCCTATTAACAAATGGTTTAATCAGTTTACAGTCCGGTTCTCCAATATCTGCCCCAACTTCTTCAATCCGACTGATCAGTATCTGGTTGTTTATTAGTGCTAGTATTTTCGTCAGTTTCTTTTCCATAATTAGTCACATCTCTTTCGTAAATTTCTTTAAGATCTTGAAATGGGGCAACAAAAGTCACTACCCAATCCATAGGAACCAACACATCTTCATCAGAAGAAAATGGAATCCAAGGAAATAAATTGATACTTAATCTTTTTTGGGTTGACTTACTCTTATCTAAAATGCTACGAGAAATAGGAACAACATCCTTAACTTCAACCACACAAGGTTTTGATAGGATATATCCAATCATCCTCTCATCTTTAATCATTTCACTGATATCGGAAATAACATACTCACCCGATCTCAATAGTGCTAAACGTACAGACATAGTAATCGCATACCTCCTTGGTATTATAGCAAGAAAAAAAGGAGGAGTCAACCTGGATTTTGCCAGGTGCTCCTCGCGCCGACGATATTCAATGCTATTTATAGATAATCTTTTCTCTTATGGTGGTCAGGAACAATCTTTCTTAGGTTGACAGAGAGGAGTCCGTCTTCAAAGGATACATCTGCGACTTCTGTGTCATCTGCCATTGTCCATGATCTTTTGAAAGATCGTTGAGCCAGTCCCTTATGGACGTAGTTGGTGTCGGATTCCTTATCCTCTTTTTGTCCTTCGACGAATAATTTCCCATCTTGTGTATAGACATAGACCTCATTCTTCTTAAATCCAGCAAGAGCGAGTTCAAGTCGTGATTCTACGTTGCTTACTTGAACTAGGTTATATGGGGGATAGTTGGAAGTTGTTTCGTGAAGATGAAACAATCGATCAAAGTATTCATCCATACCAATGCTATTGCGAGTAATCCTCTCCATCAGAGCAGGAAGATCTGCAGCAGTATACCTTGTGAGGTTGTTCATTATGGTAGCTCCTTTAAAAGCGAGGTTTGATTGTGTGATCCCTATGAGGCGATCAATACTAATTATACAAGAAACGAAAAAAAGAGGTATCGGTAAAACCGAACCTCTTTTTAGGGTGTTCCGACTTTTGTAGAGACCGCACGAAAGGTCTCAACGATATTTATTCGGGTTCTACACCCTTTCCTTTCTTACCAATGTTATACTTTTGCTCCAAGATCCAATCACCCTTGTCCTTATAGGAAAGAACTTTGATTTGGTTCAATGGAGCAATGTCAGAAACTTGGTCCTGATTTACAACACTAATAAGTCCCCAATCAGCAAGCAAACGAGCAATACGATTACGACGCTGAACATCGTTTACCGTAAGATTTGCGTGCTTACCGTCAAGGGCAAATAGTTCCTTAAAGTGAACAATGAAATATCTACCTTGCTTATGTAAAATATGGCAAGACTGATAGAGTTTTTTCTCCTTTCTCGATGCAACTCCGATGCGGGTCAAAGTTTCACGAACTTTCAGAAAGTCATCAGGTTCATTAAGAATTACTTCTACCATTTGGTCCTGAGACCATTCAACAGTAGGTTCTACCGTAGTAGTCATTTTGATCCTCCAATATCAAGTCGTTTTTTAATAAAGTTAATCTGTTCGTTTGTCAGGATTTTCAGTGCTTGAGATGCTTTTTCATTACTATAACCATAGTATTGTTTTACACATTCTAAGTCTTTGATTTTATCCTTACGGAGCCAGGGAGAAAATCTCTTCCTTTTCCTGAGACTATTTAGATAAAAAGAATATTGCATATCTTTATCAAGATGGTGATTCATATTCATTTCATTTGCGAAAAGAACAGAATCAATCTGACCAGACAAACATTTATTAATAATATATGAAGGGTATTCTTTAATGTCTTCAGACAAATCTTCTTTAGTAAAGTTAATCGAATTTAACCAATCTTTGAGTTCCATTATCGTATAATTTGAATTTCATCATCATCAGTCCAGAGTTCTACTTTACTCCTGAACCTACCCTCTTGCTTGAGTTTTTCGTAACGCTTAGTTGCTTTCTTTTTCCACCACGAAATGATATTTTCCAAATAAAACTTATCCCAATTTGGACCGCGAATAAGATCTTCTTGTTCTCCAAGAATTACTTCACGAACATTTGAATACCCATAGTCACAGATATAAAATCTTTTCTTTTGAGTAAGAGTAAATGCAGCATTAATCACCTCATTGAACTCAACAAGTTTTTCTTTGTCTTGAAGCGAGTTGCGAATAATAGAAATCATCTTGGTCTGTCGCTTCATCTTTTTTGAGGACGCTTTATTATCAGTAAGAGGAGTATTGTTATTAAGAAGAGTAAATCTATCATGTAGAGTGTGAAATGCTTCATCATGAAGAAGAGGTAGAAACTTACTTTCGGTTAGACCTTTATATCTCATGAATGGTTTTAAACCATCATACTGAGACGCATCTGTTGTTGAACCATACAACGATGTGGTTTCAAACAAAGCAATATCCTTTTCAAACACCCCATTAAGAGTTTCCCTTGCGTAATGAGAGCAACAAAGAAGTGCAAGAAGTTTTCCACCAAGATAATTATATCCAAATGGTTGAGATGGAACAATCACAAATCCCATTGCTGCGTGTCGATTAAAGATGGAAAGATTAGGAACTTTTCCCAACCATTCGTTTCTTGGTTTTGAGTTAATAGTCGGAGAACCAAAACGAATAAAACCAAGAACTTTCTTGGTGTTCTTCTCAAATACCATCCAACGAAGTTCTCTTCCTGGAATATTGGACTCATTATTATGAGATGATACTACCCTAAGAAGAGTGTTGTAATGTTCTTGGGGTAAAGATTGTTGAAATCTATCACCAATAAACTTAATATCAAACTCCATATCTTCGGGATGAATATCTTCGTTAAAAAACTCATCATGAAGTGGAGCGAGAGTATTAGTTCCTCGAATAACTTCTTTCTTCACAAAACGCAAATAGTCTTCAATATTTCCCATCTGAGAGAAATACTTGATAAACTCATCTGCTGCCCACTGAGCATCTTGTTCAGAAATAATCATTATCAAACAATCAGTTTTTTACTTGGTGCTTTAATCACAGAAAACATATTTTGATATTGTTCGACAATCTGCTCCTGAGCCTCTGAAATATAAACAACATATGATTTAGTAATTTCCAAATCTACATCTTTATCTTTTAGTAGTGGAGACCAAGGCGCAAATCCCATCTGACCGTTTCCTGTAGGAATAGCAACAATAGGATTACGAATGACAATTCGGTCTTCCAAATCTTCAACTTGGTCAGCAACAACATCTTCACCTGACCACATACGAATTAGTTTTACATTCATTTTTTTCTCCTTTATTTAAATTCACATTCACACATAATTTCAGTTAGTGCCGCTAAGAGATTAATTTCCTGGTCAGCAACAAAAGCTATTTGATACTGATACTTAGCAATAATAAGCACAGCAGCAGGAATACTAGCGTTTTCAAGGGATACATAAAGAGCATCGTAAATATTGCGAAGCAATACGCTAGAATCATTATCAAGATTATTAACGACCCATTTACGAACTTCGGGAAAATTTTTCTCCTTAAGGTTTTTGGTAAGTTCATTTACAGAAACGTCTGAGAAAGATGCAAGAATGCCCGCGTCGATTTTTCCTCCTGTAGAATACCTTTGAATTTCATTTAGAACTCTTCGGAAATCAGGGAAATGTTTTGATACCAGTTCCGCAACGACTTTTTCATCATACTCAATCTTTTCTTGATCCAAGATTGATTGAAGTCGTTGAAAGAAAGAACCTGCAAGTTGAACTCTTTGCTTCCCTTTGATGGTGAAGTCGATGACCGCACATCGGGAGTGAAGGGGTTCAATAATTTTGTTCTTGTAGTTGCAGGTGAAGATAAATCGGCAGTTGTTATAAAATGCCTCAATATTCGCCCGTAGTAGGAGTTGTACGTCGTTGCCTGTGTTGTCAGCTTCATCGATGATGATGACTTTGTGTTTAGAAGATCCCGTAAGTGAGACGGTCGAAGCGAAGTTCTTTGCTTGGTTTCGTACAGTATCCAGGAAACGCCCTTCGTCGGATCCGTTGATGACATAATAATCTGCCCCCAATTCATTGCACAGTGCTTTTGCGATAGTGGTTTTACCAATACCAGGAGGACCTGCAAGAAGGAGATTTGGAATCTCACCCTTCTCTACAAACTCCTTAAAAGTTTTTTTAGTTTCATCAGGAAGAATACAATCCTCAATTACTTGCGGTCTGTATTTTTCTGTCAGAAGAAATTCACTTGACATAATAAATTATTCCCCAATAGTATGAATCACTGGTTTTTCGTTTGCCAGTATACGATACAACTCTGCGTTCTGTCCAGCAGAA